GCAACTTCATGTGCAACTGTTAACGCAGTGATTGAGGGTGGTAAAGATATTGCTATGACTACAGTTGATACAACTGTTAAAACTGCTGGCTCTATCTCAGGAGCAGCGTTAAAAGATGTTAGTGGCGTTGTTAATACTGTGGCTGAAACTTACGACGGTGTTATAACTACTGTTGTAGAAAATGTTGATAAACAAACTAATGAACTTCAACCAAAGGAAGAAGACTAGTTAGTTATTTTAGGAGTAAAAGATGATAGTAGTATCAGATATTGACAGGTATATCTCGACCACCTGGGGCGCATCAATCAGACTGGAAGCTGGCGTACCAAAAGAAGTTGGACATGACATAGGCCTATTGTGCTTGCAAGAGGGGTGTACAGAACACAAACCCCATTCAATTAAAGACAAAAAGCCAAGCGAACCTATTAGGGCTAGAGATGAAAAAGGACATTATATTTCTGATGATCCCTCTACACCTGATATAAACGAAGCCTATGTAGATGGTAAAGCACCCGCTAAGAAAAAGCCGGCTGCTAAAAAAACTGTAAAGAAAACCGCTAAGAAATAATGGGCACACTAACGGGCGCTAACTTAATATCCAGAATCCAGGACAGCCTGCAGGATACAACTGGCGTTCGATGGACTGAAGCTGAATTGCTTAGGTACATAAATGATGCACAAAGAGAAGTAGTTAACCTTAAACCGGCCGCTGCTGCAGATCATTCAAACGTACAATTAGTTACCGGTACAGAGCAATCTATACCGGATGTAGCTATGTCTTTAATAAAAGTAGTACGTAATATGAGTGCTACTGGTAGCAGTGCAACAGGTAAAAAAGCAATTAGGCTAGTAGATGAAGACATTTTAAATTCTATAGAACCTGATTGGCATGATCCTACTGTTACAGGAGACGCAGCTCACGGTTCTGTAGTTAAACATTATATTTTTGATCCAGAAGACCCGAGGCGTTTTTATGTTTATCCGGGTGTAAAGTCCGGATCAGACGCTTACGTAGAATTAGTAACAGCTAGAAACCCTACAGATTTAAGCGCTACAAGTAGCACTATTTATATTGATGATGTTTATGGTAATGCTTTAGTGGATTATGTCTTGTATAGATGTTATTTAAAAGATTCTGAATTTGCAGGAAATTCTCAACGGGCTCAACAACACTATCAACTATTCGTAAATAGTTTAGCTGGAGGTATACAGGCTAAAAACCCCATAGATCCGAATTTGACTAGAAATGGACAACAGGTTGTGCCTCCGCCTGTTCAAGGAGTAGGAGTATAAAATGGCGTCATTTAGTTCTTTAGTAAAAGACATACTACCGTATGTTCCTAATTGTCCTGACTCTTTAGTAGAGTCTACTTTAAGATCAGCTTGTATAGAGTTTGCAGAAAGATCAAAAGCTTATGTATATGACTTAGACCCTATTACAACAATTAGTGGTGTGTATGAATACGAATTTGATCAACCAAGTGGAACCGATGTTCATCAAATTTTGTGGATGACTTATGATGGGGATGATTTAGATCCGATAAGCCCTAGAAGTTTAGAATTAAATTATCCAGATTGGCGAGATAAAACATCTTTGCCGCAAGTGTACTTGCAAAAAAACCCAAGTACTTTTTGGGTTATTCCTGTGCCTAATAGTTCTGTTACTAACGGTTTACTTTTAAGCGTCGCTTTAAAACCAAGCAGAACAACTAGCAACATTGATACGGCTTTTTCTAACAGTTACAGAGATGGAATTGTTTATGGGACTTTGTATAGGTTACTTAGAATACCTGCAAAAGATTGGACCGACCCACAAGCAGCAGCAGATTATTTAAGTCTATTTAATCAAGAAGTAGTACAAGCTGAGTTAAAAGCTAGAGGTGGAGACTTAGGTGTACGTAGAGTTGTAAAATATAAAGGAGCAGGAATGTCTCCTCGTAAACGATATAAGAGATATGGTTCAGAGATTGACTATTAATGGAGTCTCTGTTGAAGAAATACCTGTAGATGAGATCCGATATGCGTATGAAACAATCGAATCTGATCTACAGGTTATAAGAAAGAAAAGTTATTCTGACTGGATTCCAGCAGATGTATACTTAGCATTACGAAACAGTAATGCAACTTTGTATATGTTTTATAAAGAAGACATATACATTGGATTTATAATTTGCTCAATGATAGCAGACCCTGGCGGCGAGCCAACGCTTTTTGTCTGGGCAACCTACCAAAAACCAGAGTATAATTATAATAAAGTAGGGTTTACCTTTTTAGATAAACTTGCTTTAGAAAAAAATGTGAAGGTCATTGAGTTTCACACAAGTCGCCCAGGATGGGCAAAGACTGCAACTGCTAATGGATTTAAGTTAACAAGTTATGTTTATAAAAAAGAAGTATGAGTAGTAAACCAAAAAAACAAGATTACCAAGCTAGCGAAGCTGAAAAAACTTCTGCTTCTATAGCTAAAGCAGACAAAGATTATTTTAATACAAAATATAAACCTTTAATGGTCAATATGGCTGAAGAAGCTAGAGCTACAGAATTTGATAGAATTGGGCGTGGTATATCTCAAGCGGATACTATGCAGGCTCTTACAGGGGGCGGACCAGTATTTCAATACTCCACTAGCGTAGACAACGCAGCAGATTTAGCTTCAGCGGCGGTTGGTAATCTTTTGGATGCTAGTATACAAGGGCAAAATATTTCTAGGGATAGACAATTAAATTTGTTAGCTGGAGCAAGAGGACAACAAATGGACGCTGCATCTGGGTTAGCTCAAGCAGCCAGAATCGGCACCTCAAAAGAATTAGCTTTTGCTAAAGCTAAACAGGCTACAAGACTTGGTAATATAAAAAATATGAGCCGGTTTGCAGCTAAAATGGGGCAAAATAAATCTGAAAATGAAGCTTTGCTTTCTAGTGACGAAACAAAAGATGCTGGTACTTCTGGTTTAGGCGGTTATTTTGTAGAACCTAGGAGGTTTGGTTAGTTATGGCTTTGGGAGATTACACTAACGCATTTATGCCCGAGACTAGAAATAATTACGTTTCTACACTTCCTGAAGTGTCAGACCCAGAAGCTACTAACTCTGCACTTTTGCGACAAGATTACAATGACTATGTGCAAGACTTTAGGCCTTTTGAAGAACAACTTTTAGCTTCTGTGGATGACACTTCTTTAGTAGATAGGGTTCCGGAAGATGTTAGAAAACAACAAAAAATAGCAGAAGGCATACAAAGCCGTAACCTTTCTAGATATGGGGGCGCTGGATTAAGTATAGCCCAAAAGCAAGAACAAAACCGCGCATTACAACGACAAGGCGCTATAGGATTAGCTGGTGGTTTAAACACTGCTAGAATTGCTCAAGATGAACGCAATAAAAAAACTTTGTCTGATTTAATTAATATTGGGCAAGGCCTTAATAGAAGTGCAATGGCTGGCTTAGGGAACGCTGCAAATCTGCAAGCAAATAGACAAGCCGCCTACAAAGGGGCAAAAGCCCAGCACCACAACGCAATGGTTGGATTAGGAACAACAGCTGTAATGGCAATTTTAGGTATTTAATATGGCTTTAGCAGATTTAATGAATGTCCGAAAACTTGAAGCAGACAGTATAGCTAAAAAAAATCTACGTGATAAAGAGTTCTTTAGTATGTCAAATTCTTTAGGTATAACAGACACTTTTAGTAACTATCTAAAAACTAATAAAGATGGTACAGCTTCTGGCATGCAAGCACTGCTTGAAAAAACTGCTGATGGTAAGTTTGTACATGGTGATATGGCAGCAGACCTTTTAAATGAAATTGATATTTTAAAACTTTACAAAGATGTAAATAACAAAGAAATAAAAGAAGGTAAAATAGCGGGTATAAACGCAAATCCAGACGGAAGTTACTCTTTAATGGTAGATACCCCACAGGGGTTTTTTCCTAAAACTTTTGGATTTTCTAACAGAGAAGATGATGAGGTTATTAAACTTAGTAAAAAAGAAGTAGAACACTTTCTTAATTTAGGAATAGCAAAAAAACGGGGTAGGGCTTTTCCAGAATCTAGGCAGGGCGACGGGTTTTCCCAATTAATTACCGACTCTTTAGACCCACTTGCAGCAGATGTAAAAGCAGGTAAAGTTGAAATAGAAGATGCTGCCCTTTTTGCACAAAATGCATTACAACAAATTATGCAAGGGACAGATCCTGCTGATATAGAATCAACAAACAACACACCTTTAGACACTGATCCTAAAACAACTGTTAATACTGCTGGAGAGGGTTCAGACTTGCCGGGTGCAAGGCAACTTGCTAAAGAAGAAAGTCAATTTGGAGATCAACAAGATCCTAGTGGCAAGTTTAGTTATTTAGAAAAAGATGAATATAATAGAATTTTTGAAGGCAAAGAAAGCGACAATTCTAAATATTACGAGTTTCAAAAAATGCTTCATCAGCGTCTTATTAGCGAAAAACTTGATGCCGAAAGAAACCCAAACAAAGAATCTAAATTCTTTAAAGACCCAACTAGCTTTAAAGCTCCTAGGCAATTTTATAGAGAAGTTAAAAACATATTTAAAAATGATCCAGAAGCCCTTAAAAAATTTAAAGACGTTGAAGATATGTTTAAAAGTAAACAAAGGAACATAAAAACTATTGATGAAGCAATTGCTTTTGCTGAAGAACAAATGGATGTTGCGGTTAACACCCAAAGGCAAGAGTCTTCTGAAGCGAAAACAAGCGCTGAACTACCAGCTAGAAATAG